ATGACTATATATATGACAATATAAACTACGTTTATAGACCAACATCCTGTGCTGGTCATAACTCTAACTATAATGAAATGTGGTTTTTCTTTCCAACTGGCACTTCTTTAGTTCCTGATAAATATGTTATCTGGAACTATGTTGACAATGTGTGGTCGATTGGGTCAATGGACAGATCATGTTGGATAGATCAAGGTGTCTTTAATTTACCGATTGCGTGTGACAGCAATGGTAATATTTACGAACACGAAAGCGATGTTGCTCTCAACAACTCAGAGAATGTTGGTATTCAAGTCCCATTCTGTGAAACAGCACCAATAGAAATAGGTATGGGTGATAACTATGTGCAGTGCAGTCAAGTTTTACCCGATGAAGAAGCAACCACTTTACCAGGTGTTGCAATAAGTTTTAAAGGTAGGTTCACGCCACTTGGCCCTGAAACAAACTTTGGCACATTTACATTTGATAATGATGGTTACACCGATGCTAGATTTACTGCCAGACAAGTAAAAATGAAAGTGACAGGCGATGGTTCACAACCATTCCAAGTTGGTAAGATTAGATTAGATGTTAAGAAAAGGGGTAGGAGATAATGGCTAGACGAGCACTCCGTAAACCTTTGCTTAAGTTTGATGCAGATTATCAGAATTATTTAGTCTCCGAGATAGAATACCGAGATGGGTTATCTTTTAAGAAAGGTGAGCGTATTGAGGTGGGCGGAGGTGATTTAACAGAATTAGTATTAGTAAGTCCTAATGGAACAAAATATAAAGTTAGTGTCGCCAATGACGGAACTCTCTCAGCCACAGCAACAGTCTAAAACACTAGAACCGTGGGAGATAGAGTGGCAAAGGTGTAAACCTTTGATTGAAAAAGCGGTTAAATATCAAGACGAATACAGCATAGAAGATGTCGAAGAAATTCTTAGGCAAGGCTTTTTTACTTTATGGCCTGGTAAAAATAGTGCTATAATAACTCAGATAGTTGATTTTCCTCAAATGAAAGCAATGAATATACATTTTGCTGGAGGAGAATTTCAAGAACTACAATCAATATTTTTCAATATTGAACAGTTTGCTAAAAAAACAGGAATTAAGCGTCTCTATTTAGGAGGCAGGAAAGGATGGATAAAAAAAATTAAACATCTTGGATTTAAGAAAAATTATTTAATAAGTAAGGATATATAAAATGCCACAAGCTTTACCATACATAACAGCAGGAGCAGCAGTTTACGGTGCTACAAGGGGTGGTGATACTCAAGTTACACAACAAAGGTTAGACCCACAAACACAAGCTAGATACGATGATTTATACAGAAGGGCTGTAGGCGTTTCTAATTTACCATTTGTGCCATACACAGGTGCTAGAGTTGCAGGATTTAATCCAGACCAATTAGCAGGGTTTGACCAAATACGAAGTAATTTTAACCAATCAATGGGCTTTAACCCTAGAGGTCAATTAGCAAACATGGCTAGTGGGGGGTTAGATACTCAACCTTTCCAAAATTTATATACAGAACAAGTTATAGATAATGCTATGGCTGATCTTGATAGGGGCAGACAATTACAAATACAATCAGATCAAGATGCAGCTATCGGTAGAAATGCTTTTGGTGGATCTCGTTCAGCAGTCTTAGAAGCAGAAACAAATAGAAACTTTGCTGATAGAGCAGGTAATCTTGCAGCTAATTTAAGACGAGATAGCTTCAACAATTCTATTGCCAATGCTTTTAGAAATAGAGACTTCCAAAGAAGTATTAATGAAGGTTTGCTCAGTGACCAATACAGAAACTTAGGTTTACTATCTGGTATTGGTTCACAACAACAAGGTTTGCAACAAGGAGCTATGGATGCAGGTTACAACGAGTTCTTAAGAGGTCTTAATTATCCAGCACAACAACTTGGTTTGTTGCAAGGCTCTGTATTTGGCATGACACCTGGACAATCTACTTCTACATCTACAGATCAAGGGCTATTTGGTAAATTGCAAACAGGCATCAATGCTTACAATGCTGCAAATGATTTTGCAAAATTATTTATATAGGTTAAAAATGAGTAATCCATACGAACAATTTAGACAAGCAATAATGGGCGGTTTACCAATCGACAATGCTGTTTCTTTTGACCAGTTTCAAGACGCTAGACTTTCAGGTTTATTAAAAAGCTTACAACCTAACCCTCAACTAATGAATGATATGTCAAATGTTTCTCAACAAATTAATCAACAACAAGTAGATAAAAACCTAAAAGAGCAAAAGCGTAAAGAGAGACGACAAGCATTAGAAGATATTGCTGCAAGGTTTGGCATTATTAATGCTCAACAATCTGGTAATTATCAACAAGCAAATATTATGCAAAATAATCTATTGGAAAGACAGAAAGCAAGAGTAGCTGAACAAGAACGAATAAATCAATTACAAAAATTTAACTCAATGGTTAAAGGTACAGAATTTGAAGATATTGCTAATGCTCTTGGTGAAGAACAAGCAATGGCTTTATATGGTCAAATGCTTGCTAAAGCATTTACTGCTAAACCTGATAAACCACCAGCAAGTGTTCAAGAATATGAATATGCAAAAGCCCAGGGGTTTGAAGGAAGTTTTGAAGACTTTTTAGAGTCTAAAAAATCTCAAACAAATATAAACACAGGAGTAAGTGGTTTCCAACAATCAGCCGTAACAAAATACAATAACAATATGTCAGCAGCCGAAGATGCTAATGCAATCAACACAAGTTTAGACACACTTGATAATCTATTAAATGAAGGTGTTAATACAGGTTTTGGTTCTGGCTTGCAGTTAGGTTTACAAAAAATAGGTCAATTTTTTCTTGGTGAAGATTACAAAGTTCCTGAAGTTGCTGGTAAAGAACAATTTGTTGCAGAAACAACAAAACTTATTCTACCTCTAGTTAAGCAACTTGGTGTCAACCCAACCGATAAAGATTTAGATTTTGTTAAATCAGGTGCTTTAGAATTAAGCAAATCTGAAGCTGGTAACAGATTGATGCTACAGGCTTTAAGATTGCAACAAGCAAGAAGAATAGATGAGCATAATTTTGATAATAATTTTTATAATGAAAATCCAAATGCAACTATTTTTCAAAGAAATATCGAGTTTAGTAAGCATAAACTAAGCAACCCTGATCTCTACACTTCAAAATCTATCGAAGAAGCTTACAAATTGATATTAAGCCAAACGAATAACAGTGATGTTATAGATACTGATACAGAGAGTCCTTTCTAATGAATTTTGAAGTTGGTAAAATTTATTCTTTTTCTAATAAAGATGGTGCTTATTTATACAAAGGTGGCGATCCCTCAGATAAAAATAGTTGGCAAAGTAATATTTTATCTGGCCCAGTTGCATCTGCTGGTTCTGGTCTTACTTTTGCATTTCAAGATGAATTGGTTGGTGGGATTAGAGGTGCTTTAGATCCAAATTTATCTGTTAAAGATGCTATACAACTAGAAAGAGAAGCTTTAAAAGATTATCAGAAAAAAAGTCCAGCAGCATCTCTTGGTTATGAAGTAGGGGGTGCAGCTCTTCCTGCTATCGCAACTTTTGGAGGAAGTGCACCATTATCTACCGCTAAAATAGGAACAACCGCAGTTAAAGCTGCTGGCTCTGGATTTACTTACGGTTTGGGTGCAGGAGAAAGTCCTCAAGATAAATTATTACAAGGCCTTATGACAGCTCCTTTTAGTGCTGGTGTAGGGGCAACAGGAGCGTTAGTTGCCAAACCTCTTGGTAATGTTAAAGATATGGTAGTAAAAACTTTTCAGAATCCCGCTAAAGCTGGAGAAAAAGAAGCTATTAAATTAGTTAAAGAAGCTTTGGATTTTGATAATACAGACATAAATTCTGCTATTAAATATATATTGGACAGAAAAGGAAAATCTTATGCTTTAGCTGATATAGGGCCAAACACAAGAGCTTACTTAGATGCAGTAAATGTCTTACCAGGGCCAGGCAAAAAAACAGCTAAAGATTTTTTAATGAAAAGAAATTCAGGACAGCTTGATAGAATTAAGAGTGATCTAACAGATGCTTTTGGTAAACAAGGAACTTATTTTGATACATACAAAGCTCTTGAACAGGTTAGAAAAGCTGGTGGTGCAAAGCTATATGAACAAGCATACAAAAAAAATATTGCAGTATCAGATGATTTAACAAGCTTATTTAAAACTGATGTAATGAAAGATGCTTTATCAAAAGCTTATAAAATTGCAAATGCTAAAAAAATAAATTTACCAAAATTAGTTATTGGTAAAAACGGCAAGCTTTATACATCAAAAGGTGCAGAAATTACTGATGTATCTACAAAGTTTTTACATTATATAAAGCTTGGTTTAGACGATACTATTTATACAAGTAAATCACCAACAAGCGGTGTTGGTAAAACATTATTGAGAGCAAATACAGAAATAAAAAATGAATTTCTTGATTTTGTAGACTCAAATAATCCTGCTTATAAAGTTGCAAGAAATCAATGGGCTGAAAAATCTGCTATTCTTGATGCCTTACAATCTGGTAGAAATATTTTAAAACCTTCTACTAATGTTGATGAATTAGCCGATGAGTTATCTAGGATGTCTCAGTCAGAAAAATTAGCATTTAGAAATGGTGTTATGAATACTATTATTGAAAAAATGGAAAGCTCTGTATTTGATGCAGCTTCAGGAAGAGGAACTAACCTTGCATTTAATATTATTAAAACACCAAAAAACAAAAAACTTTTAAGATTAACTTTCCCTGATGGAGAAGAAGGCACAAAATCATTTAATAAATTTATGTCAAAATTGAATGACGAGGTGCAAATAAAAGATACTGCAAACCAAGTCGTTGGAAATAGTGCCACTGTAAGCAGAGGAGAAACTGTTTCAAGAATTAAAAATATTGTTACTCCAGATGATGTGCAAAACTTAAGTGCTGTTGGTTTAGTCTATGGTTTATTTAAATCAAACTTCTCAGAGCTATCAGAAGAAGCACAAGTCGCTGCTTCTAATAAATTAGCACAAATGCTAACTACCACAAATCCAAAAGCTTTAGAACAAATTAGAAAAGAAGTTTCTGATAAAGGATTTACTAAACAAATTTTTGATAAATATTTAGGCCCAATGGCAGGTGAAGTATTAAAAGCACCATTCAACCCAAGAGTCACTGGGGTAGGTGCAGGAAGTATAGCTCAACCAGGTATAGAAAACATATCTGAAAATGTTCAGTTAGAAAACTTCTTAAATCAAATGGAATAATGTCTTTATATAAAGTCGGTAGAGCGGGTGAGCATTTAGCAGCCTACTACCTTCTTCAATACTTTGACGAAATCTTTGAACCCAACCCACAAGCCAGATACGATTACTTGGCTATGAAAGATGATATACCTTTTAAGATTCAAGTTAAAACATCTGAGTCTCCCTTTCAGCATAGGAATAAAGAAATGGTTAGATGGGATATTAAGAAGCGAGTCAATAAAACTAAAAAAGGCTATAACGAAAACGAAGTAGATATATTTGCTTTCTGTTACTTGCCATTTGATAAGATAGAGTTCCAACCTAATAGAAATATTACTGCTACCTGGCAGAAAGATTTAAACTACATAAAAGAAGTAGATCCAAGAAAATCCCTAGAAAGATCAATCGCCATTATAAATGCGTTGAAAGAAAACGCAGCTTAGTATATTACTACAACCTGATAACAACCAAAGAAAATGAGGTCTTTTTTTTGGCTGATTTCTGGGCTTAAAGGTACTGAATCACAGTGCTTTTAAGGAATGGGTCACAGGTTCGAATCCTGTAGGGCTCACCATTATTTCCCAGTTTTCTCTCGAAAACTTGACCTGATTTTCAATATTTTGTTATCATAAATATACGCTATGTTTCTATTTTGTTCACGGTAAAACTAGAGCAAAATACAACCACAGCACAACCAGAGAGAGAGAAAAATGAAATTTAAAAGAGATAACAAAGACTCGAACATACTTATATATCCATCGTGTTATACCTTTGCCTACATCATCAATGGCAAAAGAAAACAAAACAAGTTAGCTGACATCAACACACCTATTGAAGCTGTCAGAATTAAAGCAGCCAAATATCATGCTTTGGTATTAGAAGGCATAGATCCATTTGGTAAATCAAATAGTAAAGTTATGACAGTGCAAACTTTCGCTGACTCATGGTTTAAATATTTAGAAAAAACTAAGGGCCTGAAAAGTAGAAAGTCTTTTGAAAATATATACGACAACTATTTAAAAAAACATTTTGGTGCAAGAGATATAAAAACTATCACCCACCAAGAAGTTAAAGATTGGTTCTATGATATTGATAAACAAAGCATGGCTAATAAATCTTTAATGGTATTTAAAAAAATATTTAACGAAGCAAAAGCATCTGAATACACAGAGAAATATCCTTTTAATTTGGTTAAGAAATATACTGAAAGTATTAGAGAAAATTACCTGACACAAGATCAGCTTGTCGAGGTTATAAGCGAATTAAATAGCCGATATGAAATACATCGTAAAAGAGTATCAGTTGATTTTATTTGGGCCTGTATTCTAACAGGTGCAAGATCCGCTTCTGAAATAGGCAATGCTAAATGGAGTGACTTCAAGGGAGATAGGATTGTTTTAAACGAACATAAGACCGCAAACAAGACAGGTGATAAGCGTGTTATTTATCTTAATGCTCAATCACAAAAGATTATAGAACGACAGCCTAGAACCAATGGCAAAAGACATGAATATATCTTTGCAATTAAAACACCTTATCGTATGTGGAAAAACATTAGAGCAAAGTTTGGTTTAGATCACATTACACTACACGATCTAAGACATAGTTTTGCCAGTCATTGTATTTCGTATCAGAAGATGACACTAAAGGAAGTGGGCGATTTGCTAGGACACAAATCAACCCAAACTACAAATAGGTATGCTCACCTATTAGAAGAAACCACTATTGATAACATCAATAAAATGGGTGAGTTTCACTCTAAGTTCTTTTAGACCTATATTTATTTATTAAAAAGTGCTTGTTTGCTTTGAAGTAATCAAGCACTGTTTTATATGGTTCTTCGTTGTAATATTTAATTTTGTTTGCATTACAGTCATAAAATTTTTCTGTAACGAAACTTCTAAAAGGCTTTGCCATATTCATTATACTCCTCCAATAATGCTTTCTCATTTTCCTTGAGCCAATCATCATATTCTAATATTTTTTCACCAACATTCTGCTGATAATAAAAAAGATATTGCTTATCTAAAAAGATTTCCCAATCTATTTTTTCACAATCAACATTATTACCATTGATGGGTTTTCCTTTTGGATCGACATTGTAAGTATGCTGCAACTCAAGCTCCATATAATGTATGACCTTCAATAAATCTTTTATGTGGTCTTGCTTGTTACCTTTTTTACCACATCTAGTGATATATTTAATACCGTGCCCTAGCATCCAATTAAGATTGTGTGCCAAGATATATTCTATAGGTTGGATTTTACCTTTGTAGTGATTGCCACCAACTTGTCGCTCTGTTGCGAGCTGTTTATTGGCTTCATTCCACTCTTCTGGTTTAACCTTATCAATACTCATCTTTAATACTCCTATTAAAATTCATTATGAGTTTTTTCTCTCATCTACTTGATATTACTCTTTTTTTTTCTTAAAGTGAACAAATAGAGAACATTTAAGTAATACTAATACATATAAGGAAATAAAATGAAAGAACGAAATTTCATAGATCAGGGTCAACTAGCAGAGCGTTGGAAGCGTAGTGAACGCACATTAGAGAACTGGCGTTCCAGGGGTATCGGCATTGCCTACTATAAGATTGGTGGGAAGGTGCTGTATGATTTCGATGAAGTCATAGCATACGAGAACGAGCAACTACAACAACCTATTAACAAGGAGTAAGTTATCTCGCACTCAATAGTGTCGCCTTCAGGGTTTGATAAACTTTGGAGCAAGTGTCCCGCTAGTGCAACGCTGAGTTCAAAAGCTCCGTATGTTGCTAGTGAAGCAACCGTAAGTGGTAGTGCATGTCACTGGATGGCAGAGAAGGTTTTGAAGCAAGAGTTGATAGACTTAGATCCAACAGAACATTTTGTTGGACAGAAATATAAAGATGGAGATGTGGAAATAACAATAGATGAAAAGTTGGTGAAGAAAGCACTGGCGTATTCAAACTATGTTTTAAACAAACAAAAAGAGATGGAAGCTGAAATGTTGATTGAAGAAAAACTTTATGTGCATGAAGTAAGCGACCATTTATATGGGACAGCCGACATCATTCTTATTGGCAAAGACAAGATTAGTTTGATTGATTTAAAATCAGGTAAGTGGCCAGTAGAGGTCATAGATAACGGACAGCTAAAGATATACACCCTCGGTGCGGTAGCAAGGTGGGGGGGAGATTACCAATATGAAAATGTAATTTTTCAAAATGGTAAAGCTAAAGAAACAACTCTTGATCTGCATGAACTTGTGGATTGGGGTTTAGGGTTTTTGAAAAACTGCGTTGATGCAGCTTTGGAAAAAAATCCGCAAGAAGTGGTAGGGCAACAATGTTTGCTTTGCAAGGGTAAGTCTTATTGTAAGTCTTATTCAGAGTTTACCGAAAATGGAGGAAAGATTTTATGGAAACCAACCCGATAATTACTATGGATGGTCGTGAAATATTTGAGCATGACCTAACACATGAAAGCCGACCAGTAGTGCAAGAACTGGTAGGAGTTTTGCAAGAGAAACAAAGCCTAATGGCTGAAGCTCAAGAAGCTGCAAAAAAAGTTTCACACTTTAACGCATTATTAAAGAATGAAACATTGTTAGTAGAAAAACTAAAACCAATGTTGCCAGAAGTTAAAGAAGATGAAGATAAAAAAATTATTACTGGCAAAATTGGAAAGGAGTCTAAGTAATGGCTTTTTCATTAGCTGATATAAAAACTAAGGCTACTTTAAAACCACCAAGAATATTAATTCATGGTAAACCTGGTGTTGGTAAAACAACTATCGCTTCAGAGTTTCCTGAACCAATATTCTTAATGACCGAAGATGGTCTTGGTGTGATTGATGTAGCACATACTGATTTACTAAAAAGTTATGATGATGTGATTGATGTCTTGAAATCTCTACTTGCAGAGGATCACAAATATAAAACTTTGGTTATTGATTCTTTGGATCATTTAGAGCCAATTATATTTGATAAGACTTGTAAAGTTGAAGGTTTCAAAGACATCAACGAACCTGGTTATGGTAAAGGGTTTAGCTTAAGCCTGAAATACACCAGAGAAATCATAGACTTGTTAAATCAGTTACGAGAACAAAAAGGCATGATTATCTGTATGTTAGCTCATTCAGTAATCAAGCGTTTTGAAGATCCTACCTCAGAAGCATACGATAGGTATGAGATTAAACTAAATCAGAAACATGGTTTCTTGTATTTAGAAGTCTCTGACATTGTTGGCTTTGCTGATTTTAAAACTGGTACAGTTGTAGAAAAAAGCAGAGGTGGCGAAAGAACCAGAGCAGTGTCAACTGGTCAAAGGGTTCTACATGTTGAAGAACGCCCAGCGTTCTTAGCAAAAAATAGATATAGCTTACCTGCTGAGTTACCACTCAAATGGGATGCTATTAAAAGTGCCATTAAAAACAACTAATGTTTTTCAAGATGAAAATTCATTGGATTCTTAATGGTAAATTATTGTTAAATAAATAATGGGTAAACCAAGACCAATCGACATTCCTAGGACTCTCGCAAGAGTAAAAAATACTTTGCAAAAAGTTTTAGACGATCCGAGAGCAACTTACGAATTAGATACGATTTACCCTGTCGGTGTAACTGAGAGCATTGAGGAAACTATTGAGGGGTTAGAAAATATTATCGAACACATCAATGATCCTCGCTCCTACACTGGTTAATATAGGAGAAAAGAAATGGCAGACTTGTCAAAACATTTTGAAGGTGGTTTGAAAGAACCTACCGACAACAGACCGCAATTAGAAGATGGTCGATACAATCTAGTTTATTCACATACAGAACATGTGCCTTATGAAAAGGGCGGTTCTGGTTTGAAATTATTTTTCAAAGTAGAAGATACCAATATCACAGTAGGTGCGTTGTTTACTGTTGAGGGTAGTGAGAAAGCAAAAGAAGTTGCTGAAAAGAGTTTATATCTGTTAGCGAAAGCTGCGGGTATAGATAACTTTTCTGACACAGACCTCCTTGCAGGTAGAATTGTTAGTTGTGAACTTGTTAGAAACGGGAATGGTTATTTAGAAATAAATGACAAATATGGTTCTAACTGGGAGGCAGCTATTCTGCCTGGTGTTGGGAAAGTAGAAGAACCTAAAGTGGCAGAAACTAAAACTGCAACAGAAGGTGATAATGCTGCGTGGTAGAAGATAACTACCCCAGCCTATGTCAATGTGGTCGCCCAGCATTGCCATTCCTCGTAATAAAAGGCGAAGGGCGATTTGTGTATGGAGCGTGTTCAATGAAACATCAAGACGAAATAAATAAAGGTACACTTGTTAAAAACATAGCAAGAGTATCTGATGCGGGCATTGATTACGCTCTCACAAATTTAAAAGAGACATTTTATAAAATCACAAAAAAAGAGAAGACAGGACAAATGAACCAATGGTCAAGAGAGAGTAAGTTAGCATTTGTTAAAGATGCGGTTAGACATTTTCTTAACCATCAAAATCATGTGGCGGAGACAGGAGAATTAAAACCTAAAGAGAATGAAATTAGATCAATACTTTGATGGCGGCATACAATTAGACAACACAATTAAATTTGCTCAAGATAGCAATACTATTGATGATCTTCTTAATGCAATGCGTGAATTTGGTTTACGTGTTGATTTCTTAAAAGAAGGATCATTACAAAGAGTTGGTGTTAATGCTATTGGTGGCCAACGACCAGATAAATCTGGTGAGACAAGTGGGTGGTATATCTATCATCAAATTAATAGCAATTACGCTTGTTGTGTCTATGGAAATTGGCGAACTGGGGAAGAAAGAAAGTTTTTTACTGGCACAACGACCAATTTAACAAAAAAAGAACAAAAAGAACTTTATGCAAAACTTGAAGAAGTTAAGGTTAAGGCTGCCGAAGATAAGGCAAGGAAGCAAGAAGAAACTGCTGAATATGTTAAAGATAAGTTTAGTAAAGCAGATCAAGTATCAGCACATCCATATCTAAAAGCAAAACAAATAGGATCTTATGGCATTAAGGAAGCTAATGGTAATTTATTAATACCAATGTATCGGTTACATCCTGAGACTAAAGAATTAGATTTACGCTCAGTGCAATACATCATGCCTGATGGTCAGAAAAGATTTGCAAGTGCAGGAGAGACTAAAGGTAGTTTCTTTTTAATTGGCACAGACCTTGCTTCAATTAGCCAGGTAGAAAAGATTGCAGTAGTCGAAGGTTATGCAACTGGTGTTAGTATTTATGAACATTGCAACATACCAGTTCTAATTGTGTTCTCAGCAAATTTTTGTTTAGAAGCATTAAGTAGATTTAGAAAAATTTATAATGGTCAATTTATTTTGGCTCTTGATAATGATGACTCTGGGGTAGGACAAGACCGAGCCAAAGAGGTTCAATCCGCAATCTTTAACTGTATTACCCGAATACCCTCTGTAAAGGGTGATTATAATGACTTATTTTTGGACTTTGGAGCTGAGAGGGTCAGAAATGAGCTGTATCAAACGGGATTTCAAATCCGAGGGTTTAGTATTCGTGACTTACAGGGAAAGCCCTTAGAGCGTGAATTTGTGGTCAATGATTTGATCCCAAAAGATGTTGCTGGAGTTTTTGCTGGTTTGGGTGGCATTGGTAAATCTGGTTTACTGTTAGACCTGGCCTTGAAGGTTTCAAGTGGCAAGGGGCGGTGGCTCAATCAACCAATTATGACAGGTGGTGATGTAGTTTTTTTAACAGGAGAAGATTCACAAGATGAGATCCATCATAGAATACATTCACTTGATCCAGAAGAAAAAAGATTTGGCTATCCCAATAATGTTTATGTGTACTGTGTCCCAGATAATCAACCCATAAATATTATTGCGGAAGATAAAGATGGTTTAAGAATTACAGATGCAGGGTGGTCGCTGCAAGAGGAGTTGATGTCATTTCATTCTCTAAGTCTCCTCATCATTGACCCTTTGAGTAGTTTCTGCTCTGCGTCTGTATCTTCTTCAAATGAAGTTGGCCAACTCTGGGGAACTTATGTTGCGGGGTTAGCTAAGAAAACAAATAGTGCGGTGATTACTTCGCACCACATGAGTAAGTCAGCGTTTAGTGCGAGTGATGCTTTTGGTTTTAGAGCAAGTATTAGAGGAGCTTCAGCAATCGTTGACTCGGCAAGGTGGGCGGCAGTCTTAACGCATGTCAAAGAAGATTTAGCCGAAGAAATATGTTTAGAGCATGATGTTGAAACAGATATTAATAGAGTAGCTCAGTTTGCTATGGTTAAATCTAATGGTAAAGCAGACTTCACGCCTAAAACATTATTTAGAAAAGATGTTATCCTAGAGCCTATCGAAACTAATAAAATAAGAGAGGATTGGTAAATCAAAGTTTTAGTAGCTTGTGAGTATTCTGGTGTTGTGCGTGATGCTTTTTTAAAGCAAGGTCATAATGCTATCAGTTGTGATTTATTACCAACAGAACAACCTGGACCACATTATGAGGGTGATGTGCTGGACATTTTAGACAATGGTTGGGATTTGATGATAGCTCACCCGCCCTGTACTCATTTAGCTGTGAGCGGTGCAAGGTGGTTTAAGGACAAACAACAAGAGCAGAAAGATGCATTAGATTTTGTTCGTGTATTGTTAGATGCTCCTATTAAACACATAGCTTTGGAAAATCCTGTTTCAGTTATATCTAGCAAAATTAGAAAACCAGATCAAATTATACAACCTTGGCAATTTGGACATGGTGAAACTAAAAAAACTTGTTTGTGGTTAAAAAATTTACCACCATTACAACCAACCAAAATTGTAGATGGCAGAGAGCAAAGAATATGGAAACTACCACCATCAAAAGATAGATGGAAACTTAGGTCAATCACTTATCAAGGAATAGCTAATGCTATGGCAGAACAATGGGTATAATACATAAATGGTAAGAAAAGCTAAAACAGTTAATACTTATAGATCAGCGACACCAGGGCGAGGTAAAAAAACTTGCATGGGTAGAAATAATGTTGGACATTCAACCATGAATAAGAACATGAAAAGAAGTTGGAAGAAATATCGAGGGCAAGGTTAATGGCAGGTAAAGGATCAGATCAAAGACCAAGACAAATCTCAGACGAAGAGTTTAAAGATCGCTGGGATGCAATCTTTAAGTCACCACACAAGAAGCATTGGAAGAAAAATAAACCCACCAAAAATAAGTAAGTTATTTAATACAAATTTTATAAAAAATCTTTATGTGACATTTTAAAATAACAAGGGGGAAACATGAACGATACAGTTTATTCTAATATCTTGCAGGGTTTCTGTGACAACTTTAAAAAGTTTAATCAATCCAAAAAATTTAGATTTTTTTTACAAGATAGACTTTCATTATCAGTTACTAATTTAATAGCCAAACAACAATTTAAGCACAAGCCAATATATTATGAGGAAATCTGCCGTTTAGTTCCGCATGCTTACGGCTCAAGATCCACGATTCAATTATTACTGAATGATGGTGTTGTTTTGCAGGTTTACCACAAAACAAATCACACCTCAGACCAACGTTTACGGGTCTATAATATTCATAAAAATTTTATGCCAGAATATAAAAATTGGTTGGATTTTATCGCTCCTTTGTTTCATTAGTATGCCCAATATTGATACAAACATGCCCAAGATTGATACAAACATGCCAACACGGGTTGTCATATATCCTATTTATATCCTATTATATCCTAAGAGATGATGGCGAGCTTTTGGCTCGCCACATCATAAGAGAGAAAGATGATGTGGTGGATAGATTACGGATTACAGAACGACAGGAAGCAGGGCGGGTGCAGTAAGGAATTGTACTTTGAACTGAGCAAGAAGAATTACAGAACAAAGTTATGGCGGTGGGGCAGGAGGCAGATTGGCAGGAAGGATCTGACTGTTAGTGAAAGGTTGGCAGTTTGGTCTTTAGTCGAGAGATTCAGATTAGAAACATTTAGTAGTCACGATGCGGTTAAGTATTATGCTCTTATGACGGGTATGAGTAGAAACAGTTTTAGCAAGGCTATTAATGGTTTGATTGGTAAGGGTGTCATTCAGTTGGTCAAGGAAGAGGAAGCGGGCAAGGTATTTGAGAGTTTAGAGAGGGGCGGCAAGAGGCATTTTTTATTGGTTGGGTTAGCCTATGAGGTTGGCAAGGCGGGCAGGGAGCGGGCAGCCTTCCAGGCAGTCGGGGAGAGAGCAAGGAAGGAAGCCCAAGAGAGGGGCTGGGGTTAAGTTAGCCCCAAGACCCAACACCAAAAGAACATCAGGCAGATAAGCAATAAGAACCAGATCAGAGCCTTTTCAAGATCGTATTTAGTTTTCATTGGTTATCCTCTAATTGTTTTAATACATCATTAGCCCAAGCAATTTGGTCTTTAGTAGAATTTGTATCAAGCAAAAACCCTTCTGCTTGTTTTTTAATTCTGGCTATTTTCTTTTCTTGTTTGAGCCTTTGTTTTTCTACATAGTTATAAAAACCTTTCTCAAAGTCTTTAACTTCTTTTTTGGTAACGCCTATGCCTTCAAATATAATTGGTTTCATTATTTCCCCCTTTTATTTGCTCTGTTTTTCATGGCTACTATATCAAGTTGAATAGTATGCTCATGTTTTGTCATTTCTTGCCAGGTAATGTCTTTGGCTGGTTTGTTGTGCCGTCTTTCTAATGTCTTATCAAAGCAATCTTGTAAAAAGGTTACTAATGACTTGCTGACGTGTTTCTCGTTTAGATCGTTTATATTTTTAATGCTCATAATAAAAACGTAGCCAGTGTTTAACTGGCTACTAGTCTCCCGTTTGTTAAAAGTGCATTTATATCTTCTTTGATATAACCTGGTATTTCTTTGGTAATCCATCCAGAACCATATAAGTAAGGTTTACCATTCCAATCATCATAGAGTAAACCAATCTTTTTTAATTGCTCATACTCCCAAACATAAAACTCAGCATTAGATGGCCTTTTAATGGTACTTAAAAATGCCATCTGTTTTGGTGTGCCAGGCGTCATATCGTTTAAATGGTATTGTTTCCAGATAGAGTATATTTTTAAAAAAAGACCATCATCTTTTAAATACTCATATAGCTCATCTAAATTTTGACCACCGCTAATAATATCTGTTTGCAATCTGTTCCAAACATTACCACTAGCACTAAATCTAGTGCCATCAAAACTAACCTCAATAGTTACAAGATTATTTTTATTACCTGCTTTATTTCCATCAAAGGCAATTTTCCCAAAGTTAAATGTTTTTTTCATCTTGCCACCTCTATTAATTGTTCTTGACCTTGTTTATATTTAATATAATTTTTAGGCGGATAAACAAAAGTATTTAATTCTTTAGAATATAAATATTTTATTTCTTTTAATGCTTGATTAAATTGATCTGGATAATCTAAACATAAGGAATAAATTTCCTCTATAAAATTTCTAGCCATAACAGTCTTTATATAGTTCACCATATCAATGGTATCTGTTTTTTTGTCATAGTATTTAAATTCTCTATTGTGTAATAGTTCCATTATGCTAACTCCTTAGAACTAATAAAGTCAGTCATAGTATTACCAACATATTTAAAAGTTATTCTGGTATTTTCATAACTTGAGCATGGCATTAAACCATAAACCCAACCAGCGTTGGCTTCTGTTTTTACTTCTGTACCATCATCAAATTTGAAGATGTATCTAGGATTGCCACATTTTGAATTTTTACCTCTAATACATTCTATGCAGTCACGTATTGCTAAATATTTATCGTTCATTCTCTCTTTCTCCTCCTGCTTAATTGCAGGTATGAGTATATTTAAGTAAAAAAGTGTATATATATCAAGTATTTAGAGCAAAAAAGTATATGTTTTTTTTGCTAATCTTGTGTATGTTGCTAAAATAAAGGCATTAAAAGCATTAAAAAAATATGCAAATGACGGAAAAAAAGAGAAAAAAACCAGGTAGAAAGTTAATTAATATAGATATTGAGCAAGTTGAACGCTTGGCTTCACAAGGTCTTGGTAATACTCAAATAGCCCGAGCTTTGGGCGTTTCTTGGGATACATTAGACCGCAACAGGAAGCGTTCTGCTGAATTTGAGGAAGCTTTAAAAAGGGGGCAAGCAAGAGGACTTGCAACAGTCACAAACTCTTTATATCAGTCCGCCAATGATGGCAACGTCACCGCCCAAATATTCTATTTAAAGAATAGAGACTCTAACGCTTGGGCAGATAAAGTAGAGACAACCTTTAATGTGGATCTAAAAAACGTCATAGATAACGCTAGAACACGACTAGAAGACAACCAAAAAATAATAGAAGCTGAAACAGTAGATATTAAAAGCGTTAAACCTAATGGGTCAATTCCTAATAAAGGAGTAAGCCCAAAGAATAAGGAGCAAAAAAAGAAATAAATAGTGGGCGGGGTCTTTTATTCTCTCTCTTT